GGCTGGCGCTGGTGGCAGTGGGGACACTCGAAGGTCCAGACCCGCATGTCGGTCGTCTCATGCTTGCGGTGGGTGTCGTCGTCCTCCTCGCCGCCCTGGCTCATGAACAGACACTTGCCCAGCCAACCGAATGCGGTGACCCGAGCCTCTGCTTCCGCCATGTGACCGGTGGGCCAGCGCCATGTTTCATCGCCGATGAGCCAGCGGATCGAACGCCGCTGGAGGTTCGTCTTGTTGTGGGCACCCAGCACCCAGAGGGTCATCCCGTTGGCGAAATGGACGGTGGTCAGCCGCTTCTTGTGGCGGTTGGCCGGATAGAGGGCGCGGACCGGCGGGCACTCGTCGAAGAGCTTCTGGAGCCGGCTCTCGCTCTGGTCTTTCGCGTCGTCGTCGGTCTGGTCGAGCCACAAAGTCGGTCCCGGCAGGTTCGCGATGATGTAGGAGACGCCCAGCTCACCGACACTGGTCTTGCCGCTCTGGATTGCGGCGATGATCGACACCAGGCGGATTCGCGGATCGACCAGCGCCTCCATTGGCTCGCGCATCCACGGGGAATTGTCGGAGCGGAACCGCCCCGGCACCGGCGAGTAGGGAATCGAGGTGACGTGATCCTCGCACCACGCCCACGGGGGACGGCGGTCGGGCGGCCTCCATGCGTCCTGCCAGATCCGACGCAGCTTCTCTTTCGCTGTTTCGACCGTCCTCATTCGTCCGAGTGGAGGATGGAAAGCACCTCGTCGATGGCCCGCCGCGCTTCTTCCTGTATGCCGGTTGCGTCGAGACCCGAGAGGATCGGCGGCAGCTCCTGCTCGAACTTCTTGCGGAGCATCGCCGTTGCCTGCGCAACGAGCTCGGTCCAGGTCTGGCGGACCTCTTCGACCGCCACGTAGTCGCCGCGCCGGATGGCCAGTCGCAGCTCCCTTTCTTCCACCTCGGCCAGAAGCTTGCGGGCCTTGAGCGCCGACTCGATGTCCGGTGGTTCGCCGGCCGGGGCGCTGCCCTTGAGGTCGTGCGCCTTCATGTATTCGCGCCAAGCCACCACGTCGTGAAGCCCGTTGGCGGCTGGCTTTGGGGCGTCCTTGCGCTTCTTCCAGGCGTGGATCGACTGACGGCTCACCCCGAGGATGGCGGCAAGCTCGACGTAGCTGGAGGCGGTGGCCGGGGATGACCCGGTGCCCGTCGCCATCGATTGCAGCATCGCCCGTTCGGCACGGGTCAGCTTGCCGCCCTTCTGCACCCGGGCGACCAGATTGGTGAAGTCGCGCTTGAGCAGCTTCGAGGCGATCTCCGGTGAAACGCTGTCCATCCGCAGATCGCGGATCCCGTCAACCGTGTCGGCCCTTCGCGTCGATCACCTTGAGCATCGCCTGCAACCCGAACCCCTGGGGCATGGCCCGTTCCTGTTCCCAGTTCTGGAGGCTGCGTTTCGATACCCGGAGCACCTCGGCGGCGTCCCGCTGGCTGTAGCCGTTGCGCTCGCGCCATTCCCGCAGGAGCCGGGCGAAGGTGGCATGGTCGATGTCCATCGGTGTCCGCAGCTTACGGATCTCGCCGTGTGCCCTGTCAAGGTTGACTGCCGCTCCGGGCAATGAGCATCCCCGTGCACTGCGCCCACACCCGCCTGGTCGACCCGAACACGCTGGAGCCGAACCCGGCGAACCCGAACCGCCACAGCGCCCACCAGATCCAGCTTCTCGCGTCGATCATCCAGGACCAGGGATGGCGCAACCCGGTGACCGTCTCGAAGCGGTCCGGCATGATCGTCCGCGGTCACGGGCGGCTTGAGGCGGCGCTCCTGCTCGGGTGCGAGACGATCCCGGTCGATGAGCAGGACTATGCGACCGAAGCCGAAGAACTGGCCGACCTGCTGGCCGACAACCGGCTCTCGGAACTGGCCGAACTCGATGAGGACGACCTGCGCCGAGTGCTGAAATCCATAGGAGAATCCGATCCCGACTTCGACATCGAGCTGACCGGCTTCATGGAGGACGAGATCCGCAAGCTGATGGAGGACGACGACGATCCGGCCGACGAGCTGGAGACGATCCCGCGCATGGAGTGTCAGGCCTTCGAGCACCACGACTACCTCGTGTTCATGTTTCACGACCTGCGCGACTGGATGCAGGCGCTCCAGCTCATGGGGGTGGCCGAGGTTGACTACTCGATCACGCGCAGAACCAAGAAGATCGGCGTTGGCCGCGTGCTCCATGGAAAACGACTCCTCGAACTCTGCCGCAGGGCCAGCATGGCCGGAACTCCGTCCCCTGAGCCTGCGTCCGGTGATCCTCAGCCGGGGCCGCAGCCGGACGATGACCAGCCACAAGCTGTTCCCAAGCGCGACGCTCGTCGTTCCGGAAAGCGAGGCAAGTGACTACGCCCGCTTCGGCTTGGAAATCGTCACGGTGCCCGATGCGGTCCAGGGTATCAGCGTCTTGCGCAACTGGATCCTCGCCCGCTTCACCGAGGACGCGGTCGTCATGCTCGACGACGACATCTCGGCCTGCGTGTGCATGGTGAGCCTCCGCTGCCGCCGCCTCTCGACCGGGGAAACCCTCGCCATGATCGAGAACGCGGCATGGTGCGCACGCGGGGCCGGGGCACGGCTCTTCGGCTGGCACCAGCGCAGCGACCCCCGGCTTCTCCAGCGCAACGATCCGTTCGGCGTGAACCACTGGGTCGGCGGGGCGGTCGGTGTGGTCCGCGACGAATCCGGCGGCGTGCCGAAGTGGGACGAGCTCCTCAAGTGCAAGTGCGACATCGACGCCACGCTCCAGGAACTGCTCGTCACCCGGCTGGTCTGGAACGAGGCCCGGTTCTGCTTCGTGCAGGAGCGGGACAAGAACCTCGGCGGCAACAGCCTGTTTCGGAGCGAGGAACGCATCGCCACCGAGAAGCGTTACCTCAAGCGCAAGTGGAAGGCGCACATCCGCCTCGAAACCTACAAGAGCCAGGACCGCGTGGCCATGGACGCACCGCGCCGGCAGTCGGTGAAGCTCTGACAAATGGCATCTCAAACTGCTTCCCGCTGTGCGCAATCTGCGGATAATTGAAGGGATATGGTTTACAGACTGAACACAGTGCGCGGATACCGGTTCCCCGAGGTGTCGAGCGCGATGCAGAAGGCGATCCGGCGCGGGGACGCGAAACTCGCCGGCTATTGGGCGCTCGAACTCTGGGCCAGCGGATTCGGTCAGTATGTCTGGCGGCGCTTGCTCACCGTGAGCGCCGAGGACTGCTGGGGAATCCTCACGGCAGAGGTCAAGGCGCTGCACGACAGCTACGACGAGATCAACCGGAGGACGTCCGGCAAGAAGCCGAAGGGGCGTATCTTCATCTCCAAGGCGGTGATCCTACTCTCGCTGGCCAAGAAGAGCCGCGACGCCGACCACTTGCAGAACTTCGTCTATGACCAGCAGGCCGGCCTGGACCCGGAGACGCTGACCGACGAACTGGAGCAGGCGGACGAATACATCCCCATCCCCGGTTACGCCTACGACTGCCACACGCCGGAAGGACGGCGGCGCGGCGCGACCAAGGCGGACTTCTTCAAGGCCGAGCAGGACGCGCTGCAACCGCGCCTGCCCGGGTTGTTCGACGACCTCATTGATTCCTGACCGCCATGGGCTTCCGACTGATGCAGCCGCGCTTCCCGCTCGGGAGGATCTTCGCCACACCGGGGGCGCTCGCGCTCAAGGTGGACCTCGCCTCCTGCCTCCGCCGTCACCACTGCGGGGACTGGGGCGACGAACTCTGCGCCGAGGACAAGCAGGCGAACGAGGACGCGCTTCACCACGGCACCCGCCTGTTGAGCCGGTTCTCTACGCCGGCCGGATCGATCTACATCATCACCGAAGCGGATAGGTCGATGACCACCATCCTGCTGCCGAGCGAATACTGACGCGATCCGGTCAGCTCTCGGTAAGGTCCTTGATGACCGTCGACGAGGAGTTGCTTTGGACGGACTTGATCCCGTTGTCGCGAGCGGCCTCCGAGGAATACATCTCGCTCGTCCCGATGATCTGGCCGTTCGACGCCTTGAGCACGAAGTAGGGTTGTCCCGCCGACGATGTCCTCCGCTCGAAGTTCGCCTCGGAGCCGCCGTTGGACTGGACCGAAGCGATGCCGTTCTCCGCGGACGCCTTGCTCTCGTATGTCTGGCTCGTGAGGACGACCTCGTGGTTCGCCGCCTTCAGGTTGAACGAGAACTTCGCGACTTTCTTCAGTTCGTAGTATCCTGTTGCCATGCCTCCACTTTAGGGAGGGGTCTCCGGGCTTGTCGAGCCGCCATCTGCGAGGCCCGTTCAATCCGCGCGCCAACGGAGTTGTGTCGAGCCTAACGGCACGCGGAAACACGCGGATGGCGCATGAGGGGGCCGGTCATATCGGCATACCTTGAGCGGGGGACGTGTGTTCCTTCGGCTGTCCAAGAGGCTTCATGGAGGGCGCAAAAATGGTGCGCATTTTCAAGCGGATGGTGCGCGACAAACGACGCGGACGGCTGGCAGGAGGAAGGATGTCGGAACGCGGACAACCCGCGCCAACCGGCACCAGATCCCACTCAGATCCCAAGATGAAGCCAGCAGATCCGAAAGCCGAATCCATCACCTTCGGCGTTGAACTTGAAACCACCATCTCCGCCACCAGCGGAGTCGTCGTCGGTGCCTACCATGGCGGGGCCACCGTGCGCAACGGGGCCGACCGGGCGACCAACCGGCCACTTCCCGCGCCCACCTTCCACGGCGCCCATTGGAAAGCCGAACGAGACGGTTCAATCCGCTGTCGCTCGGACCAGATGGCCTGCGAGTTCGTCTCGCCCATCCTCCAAGGCACGGACGGCCTGCACTGCCTGAGCGAGTTCCTCGACTGGGCCAAGGCGATCGGGGCGACGGTGAACGCCACCTGCGGATGCCATGTCACCGTGGGGGTCGAATCCATCATCGGCACCCGCGATCCTCAGGCGGTCGGGGAATACGCCCGCAAGCTCGCCCACATCGCCCGGTGGCACGCCATGAGCCTCTACGGCCAGACGGGCACCGGACGCCACCTGAACCACTACAGCCACACGCTGGGGGACGACGTCGGGATGCTCGCCCGGCGGATGCAACGCCGCACCCGCCTTCAGGACAAGGTGGACGCGGCCACCCGCTGCGGGCGCGGTATGGTGAACTTCCGCAAGGTCTTCTCCCACGGGGTGATCGAGTTCCGGGTCTTCGCCGGCACGCTCAACCGCCAGAAGCTCCTCCATCACCTTGCCACGGTGCTCGGGCTCTGCCGGCGGGCGGCGGAAGTCGAATGCCTCGGCGGGTTCAAGAAGAACAAGACGCAACTCAAGCGCACCGCCACCGCCAGGGACGCCCTGCGCTTCCTCTGGGATTACCTCGGATGGACCGGCTCCAAGCGCCCCGTCGCGCTCGGGCTCTTCGGTCCCCTGCATGACGAGTTCCAATCCTACCGCCGGGTGGCCGAGCGGATGTGTCACCGCTTCGATGCCCGCTTCCCCTTCGCGAACCTCTGACCCCCTGACGACGATGTGTGTGATCCTTGTATGCCCGAAGAACGTGCGCCCTGACCGCGCCACGCTGGATGCCTGCCATTCCGCCAACCCTCACGGTGCCGGTGTGGCATGGCGGGAGGATGGAGAGGTCCGCTGGTTCAAGGGGCTCGACCCCAGCGACCTCGAAGCTCTCATTCCCGACCTGCCCGGCGAGATCGTGATCCATTTCCGGTGGGCGAGCGTCGGAGAAATCACTCCCCGCCTTTGCCATCCGTTCCCGGTGACCCGGCTGGCCACCACGCGCTTGTCCGGCCATGCCCGGGCCGTCCTCTTCCACAACGGAACGTGGAGCGGATGGGAACGGACGCTCGCCCGGATGCCCCGCCGCCAGCTCAGCGGCCCGCTGTCGGACTCCCGCATCGCCGCCTGCCTGGTCGATTGCTGTGGGGTGGACGCCCTGGACCGGTTGCCCGGTCGCTACGTGTTCTTCGAGCGGGACTTCACCCTCCTTTTCGGAAGCTGGGAGCGGTGGCGCGGGATGCAGGTCAGCAACCTCGGATTCGTCCACGGCCTGCGTCCCCCCTTTTGCCCGAATCATACGCAGAGTCCGGATAGCGACGACGACCCGCCGTCCACGCCCTCACAAGCCTTCCTACCGCTCTCCGACACGGTGCGGGACTCAGGATCCCTGAGCCACCCGGACGTGTCCCCACAACGCAAACCAAGAACGAAACCAACGAAACCATGAAGATGAAGAAATGCCATGTGGACCTCGGAGCACCGGTCAACCGGAGCTTTGACGGAGTCCTTGAAATCGACGTGCACGCCCTGCTGTGGGCGAGCGCCAAGGGGCGGGAGTTCATCCCCGCCATCGCCACCATCGGCCGCAAGGGGTACCAGAACGGCCCGCTGCGGACCACGCCGCTGCCGGACGCTGGCAAGTATCCGCTGCTGCACGAGCGCATCGGCTACTGGGAAACGGTGCTGGAGATCGAGGACGAGGAAGTCGTCCTGGGGGCTGCGGTGATCGCGGCGCTCAACGGCTACCTCGACTTGATGATGAAGAACCGCACCGCGGCCGATCCGAAGAGGTTCGTGGCCGCCGTGACCGAGGCCGCCCGCGAATGGGCGGTGGAATGCTACCACGCGACCTACAGCGTCCAGCCCACCCCCAGCCACTGATCGCCATGAACCGCACATTCAAGATGATCGCCAGCCGGGGATCGGAAGTGATCTTCGATGACCGCATCGAAGCGGCAACTCCCCGGGAAGCGCGCAAGTTGCTCAAGGAACGTCTCGGAC